AAATCGGATTCCCACCACCCCAGTGACCCTGTACCTGAGAAAGCGAGATCGCGCCTGATGAATGCAGGTATCCCATTAAACTGGAGCACCGTTAGCTATCGCTTGGAACTTTACATTCGTTGCATCTGCATCGTAGTTACCTTCTTCATCAAACAAAACGTCGAGGTGCATGTTCCATGATCTACCAGATGCACCATCAGTAAATCGTACTAACACGTTGGTAGTGTTCTCGGTGTAAACAACCATCTCATGGGTTTCTCCGTCTGGCGCGGAATACTCCCGTGTACCTGTAAACTCCTCTAACAGTTCAAATGTAACGGCCATTACTTCGCCTCCAATTGCGCTTTAAGGTCATCGACCTCTGCTTTGAGTTCTTTGATTGATTCGATCAGTAGACCGACCATGTTCCCGTAGGCCACTGAGTAGTGACCTTCTTCATCTCCAAGAACGGCTTCGGGTAATACTTCTAATACTTCTTGAGCGATAACACCTGTCTGTCGTACTGGAGTTTCAGGCTCACCATGCTCGTCAAAAGTCACATCTGTCCTGTCAAACGTGTATCCGTTTAACTGACAAACCTTATCTAGCGCATTAGGTATATGCTCGATGTTGGTTTTGACTCTGATATCTGAATAGGCTGTGACGTTGCCAGAAGTCCAGATGTTTGTTCCCAGAGAACATTTAGCACTTCCGTTTTGACACCAAACCATCTGGTGACTGCCGCCCATCGTGCCGCCAGTTGAGTTGTTGGTGTGCTTGTAGGCTAGTCCGTAGAGGTTGCCGAAGTTAGTACCAGAAGAATGGTTGCGGTAGGCCGTGCCCATCGACCATATTTGGTCTGTTTTAGTGGAACTATAAACACCAAAACAGCTTCTGTTTCTCGCATTAACAACAATGTCGCGTGTTGTAGTGAGGTCACCACCTGAACTAATGGTGAACCCGTTGTGCGTTACCGTGTTGCCACGAAAACGAACGGTGTCCCCAGAGGTGTTACCTAAGTAGATGTTGGTGGCGTAGTTGTAGTAGTTACCTACGCTAGTCTGAATATAAAAATCACCGCTTGAGTAGGCTGTGCGAGTACTGGTGTCGTTATAGAAGTAACCAGACGAACCATCGTTGTTTGAATAGATTCTGTCACCACGCAGATAGTTTGCATTCACATTCCCCGCTACCGTTAAGTGATCACCCGTTCCGTTAAACTTGATACCCGCATTCGAGTAATAGTTGGTCGCACCGACTGAAACAACCATAGGGTATTCGCCAGAAAAATCTGTGCCTCCCTGTATTATCGCCCCTGTTGGGTTTGTACCGGCAGGGCCAGTTGCACCTGTAGCTCCTGTCGCTCCCGTAGCACCTGTCGGCCCTTGAGGGCCAGTTGCTCCTTGTGGGCCTTGTGGCCCTTGTGGGCCTGTTGCACCAGTGGCTCCGTCATTACCATCAGCACCTGCGGGGCCAGTAGCTCCCGTTGGGCCTTGCGGACCTGTTGCTCCATCAGCACCTGTTGCTCCGTCAGCACCCGCAGGGCCAGTTGCACCTTGCGGCCCCTGTGGGCCAGTTGCACCTTGTGGGCCAGTAGCACCGTCAGCACCAGTAGCTCCATCTGCACCCGCAGGGCCAGTAGCACCATCAGAACCATCAGAACCATCAGCACCATCAGCACCATCAGCACCTGCCGCTCCAGTTGCGCCTTGTGGCCCTGTTGCACCTTGTGGCCCTGTAGCTCCTGTTGGCCCTGTCAAAGCGGCTAACTGGGTGGACGTGAAATCGGAGTATTCAAACGCATCTCCTGTCGGCCCTTGAGGGCCAGTTGCGCCTTGTGGCCCCGTGGCTCCAGTAGCTCCGGTTGCTCCTGTATCACCACGAGGCACGGTAAGAACACCCGTACTACTGTTGTAGGACGCAGAAGATCCTGCCGCACCAGTGGCCGCAGTCAGTGAAGTGATGTTGCTTAATGTAGTTGCCGCACTAGACGCTGACGTTGCCGCCTCTGATGCTTTAGTCGTAGCAGTAGACGCAGAGGTAGCGGCAGACGTTGCGCTTGATGCCGCATTAGTTTCTGACGTTGCCGCATCTGACGCTTTAGTTGTAGCAGTGGCCGCAGAGTTTGATGCAGATGTTGCACTGGATGCCGCATTGCTTTCTGAAGTCGAGGCATTAGACGCAGAGGTAGATGCCTCTGACGCTTTAGTTGTTGCAGTGGTTGCCGCTCCAGATGCAGACGTTGCAGATGATGCAGAATTTGTTTCTGATGTTGCCGCATTACTCGCAGAGGTAGATGCCTCTGACGCTTTAGTGGTTGCAGTCGATGCAGAGGTAGCCGCAGACGTTGCACTAGATGCCGCATTCGTTTCGGCAGTCTCAGCGTTAGTTTCGGCAGTCTCAGCATTTGTTTTCGCTGTCTCAGCCGCATTCTTCGATGCAAGTGCAGATGCCGCTGAAGCTGTTGCCGCTGACGCATCACCTGCAATAGATGATGCTACGTTAGATGCATTTGTAGCTGACGTTGCGGCATTTGTTTCAGATGTAGCCGCATTAGCCGCAGAAGTAGCCGCATTAGCTTCAGATACAGAGGCCGCGTTTTTAGATGCTAGGGCATCGGCTGTGTAGGCATCGGTTGTGGTTTGCTCTGGCGACCCTTGATAAAAGCCACTTGCTGTGTCCGTTTGCTCGACTGCATCTTCTGCAATCGTTGATTCTGTCGCGTCCGTAGACCCAACGACTGTGTCTGCCGGATTGTCGCCAAAAAAACCACCCATATTAGTACCCGCTGTTTACTTGTGATGTGGCTCCTGAAAACTCAGATTCCCTCGCGTGTTTGATCAACCTCGCATAAGCTTGTTGATATCCTACTTCCCACTTCTGTGAATCAGACCCCAAGAAGTTTGCCGCCTCGACTAACGAGCCATACAGATACAATTCTGGTGCTAACGACAGCATTACGTTTGATGTGTCAGTGCTACTTAATCGACCAACATCGTAGTAATAAATCATTCGCATCTCATCGGACGCACCTACCGTTGGTGTGGGGAAGAATTTGAGCCTGTATGTTTCACGCGCAAACATTGCGGGTTTACCCGCCTGTGGCGTGTATCCATACAACTCACTTAACGAGACACGTTTCAAAGGCTCGTAATTAAAGAAGACATCTTTCAACTCTAAAAAGTCACTTGGTAACGTGGCGTAACCATCACTGTTAACAGTCAGTAGAATTGTTTTTTCGTTCGTAGGAACTCGAACTTCGTGAAATATTCTGTTTTCAGCAAGTTCAATAAAATCTGGTATTTCGCTAGTCAGGTCAGTTCTATTTAACCAGTTAGCGATTGAGGCTTTGAGGCCATCATATGTGGTCATACTCACAGTCTGCCGCCTCCTGTACGCAAGTAAGCATACTCAGGTGAATTGAGTTTCTTTTTCATGCGTCTTAAATCTTCGCGGTTCGGTGACATCACGTTGATGCCTTCGTTCATCCATGCGATAGCTACTACGTCAGGGATGCTTGCGACACGAACCATGTCGCCCATTTTCTTTCCTCTAGCCTCCTCCCTTGCCCTTTTGTTAGCCGCCAAAACAGCACTAACATCTTGCAGATGCTGAATGTGAAATTTGTCTTCGCTTACATCGTGATGAATCTTTGTTTTCAACTCACTGGACATGGAGAACCTCAGAAAAGAAATAAAAGGATGGCTCCGAAGAGCCACCCAGTTTTGTTGCTGTTAAGCAGTAAGTGCTTCGATAAGACCGGAAGCCTTGTCGTTTTCACAAACCAAAGTTAGCTCAGTGAGCATCTGACGCTTGTCAGAGTCACCTTGCTTGGCGAGGACGATAGTCTGCATTGGACGCAGAACTGCGCGTGACCAATACTCTGTGTCCAAAACTAGAGCCGTGTTATTTTGGAGAAATCTATTAGGAACCACCGAGCACTCTCCGAACGGACTCACGTATAGATCCACGCTGTTCACAATTTTTGTGCCAGTGCTGAAGTCACGCTCACGACCCGCTGATGCCGCAAAATTGGCAACAGTTACAGAGTGAGATGGAGTAACTTGGATCTGGTTGGGATCGCCACCCGCTTCATAAACGCTCTGCAAAGTTCCAAGCAGAAGAGTTTCAGTGAAGGCACGATTTGAACCTGCGGTGCTAGTTGTAGAAGCATCGATCTGGTTCTGGGCAGAAGTTAGCTGACGAGCAGTTGTTGCGTTACCCGCAGTCCCTGCTTGCAGAGCACCCACAAATGCGTGTTCTATGTCACGACGCATTTCTTTTCCTTTCATCGCGATGTTCATCTGCAAATCGGAATTTCTACCGTAGGTGGCAACCGCTTCAGAAGTACCTGAAGACTGCACAACCTTGGTGAAAATCTGCGTGTTAGCATTTTTCATGGTTGTGACGTTGTTGCTTGCCGCACCCGCGTCTGCTCCTTCTACTGCCGCATTGGTTCCGACACTTGAAAGCTCTGATTGTTGCCACTGGTGTAAAGTGGCTGACGCTGAGCTAGTGCCGATTGAAGAGGTAAAAGGAGTCAAAGTGGGACTAATGTCATAAATTATGTCCTCGATACTCTCTTTTTTACCGACTTGATCATAAGTTTTTAAGGTATTTGCTACTGATGGCATGATTAAATTTCCTGAGTTAAGTTCTGTTCAAGAGGGCTTGTACAGCGTCTTCCATAGATCCAGATTTCTTCAGACGGTCACGCGCTTTGCGATAATTGTCTTTCTTACCTAAGTCTTTGGGTTCAGCTTTCTTGCCCGATAAAGTTTTCTTCGGAGTCGCTTTCACTTTCTTTTGCGTTTCCGTTTTAGCCCTATCAAATTGCATTGCCTTGTAGAGTGCCGTTATGGATCGGTGATCATGGATACCGTTAAATTCTTCTGCGGTTATTCCCATGCTTTCCTGCGCGTACTCACCTATTGAGTAGTACAGGTCGTTGTTCCAATTCGGGATCGTAGACTTGAGAACAGTCAGGCTCTCTTTGGCACTTTCTTTCATTGCCGCCTGTTGCTGTGCTTCAGCGCGTTGTTGATGCTCTTGAGCTTGAGCACGAATAAAGTCGTGCGTCTGCTTCGTCTGCTCGAACATCGCCTTGGCTTGCTTATATTGATCTGGGTTTTCTACCGCGGCTTGTTCCCAGTTCACGTTGTCGAAACGCGAAAGGTCGGCTCCTGCGGCAGTAAGAAGTGCATTAAGTGTGGATTCGTAATTAGCAGTTTGATCTTCTGCGGCCTTACGCTGTTCGGCAACTGCTTGCGTCTTCTTGGTGTAATCAGCTTGTCGCATATACCCAAGTTTGATTTCGTCAACGGAAATATTTTCTCCGTCAATCTCAATCATGCCTTCGGTAATGACATCAGGCTCATCTTCAGATTCTTCTTCAGTATCTTCGGTTGGGTCTTCGACCTCCTCAGATTCTTCCGTTTCTTCCTCGACTTCCTGTGACTCGTCGATCACTTCATCAGTAGTCTCTTCAACTACTTCTTGCTCTTCTTCAGGCGATGGGGGTTGTCCATCTGGGGATTCCAACACTGCCGTAAGTCTAGCGATAATATCGTTATCACCTGCTTCAGCCGAGTCCGGTACTACGGTTTGTTCGTCTGACATGGGTATTCTCCTATTTTACACAACTTCGTCTTGTGTCGCCAACTCGTAGTTGTTAATGAGTCCGGCAAATTGTTGTACAAACATCTGTCCCGCTTTAAACATGGAATACAGACGCTCCCTTTCAGCATCAGCTTCTGGTGGTGTTGCGAGTATTTGCTCAATGATCGATTTGTTCATATCTTCAAACGCTCTGTTAAACACCGCGCTGTTCAACATTTCTTGTGCGGCTTCCGCAATGGATGCCATTTCTCCAACATCTTCGTTGTTCATATAAACTCCACTATGTGGTTGGTTTAGCTTTGGGTTTAGCTTTAGCCATTCGCCCCCTTGTTGGGGGCTTTGGTAAAGTCGTTTCAGGGTCTAGCTTTCCGTCTTTCCACTTTGCAAAATCATCAAACGCCTGTTTCCGCGTTTTCTTTTTGGCGTACTTCTTTTCGTTCGCCTTCTTGATAAAGTCTTCAAATGCTTGTTCGTTTATTGGCATAAATCACCCGACTGATACGTTACGTTTCTGAACCTTTTCGACAGCGAGTTCCTTCTCGTCCATCTCCATGTCGTGGTTTTGTTTTTCCACATCCATAAGTAGGCGGCTGTCTTTTTGTTCTTGATCGTGTTCCAACTTCTCCATTTCCAAGAGCATCTTGTTTTGCTCTTTCATCACATCAAGCTCCAACTGCCCTTCTAGTACAGCCACCTGTCTGGCAGTCATACCTGCTTGGAACTTCTCAACTTCAGCGGCTTTCGCTTCAGCTTGCTGTTGCTGTTCTTGCATCGCTTGTTGTTGCTGTTGGTATTCAGGACTGTTTGGATCGAACAAGAACGAAGCACCGTTCTTTATGTTCAACAACTCAAAGGCTCGACTGATCATCGCGTGACGTTGCGGTGCGCTATACATACCGCCAAGAGTTGGATCGTTTGGATTCATACTGAACTGCTGATCTAACATCAGAAGCATCTGTGCTTCTTGCGCTTGCTCTTCAGGTGTTAGCGCAACTGCAACCGACATCTCTGTGCGATCACC